GGTTGAACCTCCATATTAAAAATAAACACACATATATTCTAACATAATAATCCATCGTTCTTAGAAATTCAGGTGCAGTTGTGGATACGCCTAATGCCGATACAATAATCAAAAAATATGAAATGTATACAAAAATATCAAACGCTTTTTCCTGAAAATAATTTATTTTTTTATGTAAAGTCATATTATTTTATATAATAAATAAATATAAAATAAATATAAATAATTATATTTTATGGATTTCAAAGTTTACCAAAGGTTTCAAGGTTTACCACTAGTAGTGTAAATATCCAGTGTTCTTGCGCTTGGGTCAGTTGCATTTATATATTTTGGCATCCAAAAATGAGGTAAAATATGACTACAATTTGGAAATTTCTCATCAAAAATCATTCTGTAATAAAATTTTTCCGTATCTATACAAGGAGTATACAAATCTGTTTTTTTATCTGTATTTAATTTATCGCATATTTGTTCTTGTAAAATAGTGTACAACGAGCGACCATGAGAACAAACCCCATCACTGAACGCTTCCTTTTTTCTCCATAGTATTTCAGATGGTATAATCTGTCTGTTATCGTAACCAGTAAAAATTTCACTGGAAAAACTTTGTCTCAGAATGTATTTTTCAGTGCCGTTATAATAATTGTTGTTGATATTCTTATGGTTTCTTACGTAAGGTGGTATAGATAGAACAAAATTAACAAAACCTTTGTCTAAAAAAGGGGTTCGCGGTTCAAGACCATTTGAAGAAATTGATTTATCAGAACGCAATACATCAAACGTGTGTATCTCTTTTAACAATCTTCTGGTCTCCTTATCAAATTCAATATCATCCGGACACTGGTTCATATAAAGGTATCCACCAAATAATTCATCGGAACCATCCCCATTAAAAATAACTTTTGCTTCGGAGTGGTTGGATATGTATTTACCCAACAGATAGTTACCAATACTTGCCCGGATAGTAGTTGTATCATAACTCTCAATCGCATATATAACCTCGGGTATAGCTTCAAACATTTCTTTTTCAGTGACAATAATTTCAGTATGGTTTGTTCCCAAATAGTCTGCCACTATGCGGGCAAATTTAAGGTCTTCAGAACCTTCGAGCCCGATACTATATGTTTCCAATTTATTTGGTAAGTGGTTTAAATTATAATAGTTGTTTACGAGGGCTGCAATGAGACTGCTATCTAGCCCACCAGATAGAAGACACGCGATGGGTCTTTCTGTTGTGAGGCAACGTTTAGTAACAGCATTGTTTAGATAAGAAGAAATATGATTATATTTATATTTATGGTCAACCCAATTATATGAAAACGTGGGAATAAAATAAGGTATATTTTCCTTTTCTATTTCCCAATCTGCGGAAACCTTACTTGATAAATTAAGAATGCTGTATGTTCCGGGTTCAAATTGTTTGATAATATAACCATCGGTATCATTGTTATAAAATTCTACGAGGCATTTTAGCTCACTAGCAAATCCATATAAATTTGTAAAAATATTATCATCCGTAGGTTTTATATAGTATAATGGTCTCACTCCATAAGGATCCCTCGCAATAAACATTTTATTATTTAAATCTTCTGTAATACGATTATCATACAATATAAAAGAAAAAACACCGTCCAACATATTTAGTGTCTGTTCAATGCCATATTTCAAATAAAGATGAATAATAACCTCGCAATCCGAATCGGTTACAGGAGTTACCTTCATTGACTCGTATAAAAATTTATAGTTGTAAATTTCGCCGTTACAGATTAGTACAATATCATTAAAAACCAAAGGTTGGTTAGATTCATTATTTAAACCATTTATAGCCAACCGATGAAACCCTAGAACCATTTGTAAATATGTATTATCTAATTTAGAAAATTCAGGGCCGCGATTTTGTCCTTTCATAAATTCTTTGGTAATAGTTTCCAAATCATAATGCTTATAATTGAGGAGTGAAAAAATACCGCACATAATATAATATAATTAAACTGATAAAATCTTTATATTATTTTAATTTTGTTTAAAATAAGTTTAAAATTATTAATATATAAATATATACAAATGGAAAGCCAATTACAAGTAAAAGGAAACATAGATAAACAAAATGTAGGAGAAGAATGTGTCTCATACATTCGCAAACAGACGAATAATAGAATATATGACAGAAATATCCCATCACAACCATTACAACCATACATAGATGTTCGCCCAGTTATGACAAAATACGCGCATTTTCCAGTAGTGGACCACAGGAGAGAAAACAATGTTCGTCTGGCTCAGTTACCAACATTTGACGTAAAAAAAGTGTTCAACCCTGGAAATGATGTAGCACCGTGGTCAGGGTTCGCATCAAATATAAATTTAGAATCTGAGTTGAGAAACCAAGTGTATGCCCTTCAAAAATGTAGTCAGGCAGTATATGTTCCAAGTAGTAGTAGTGATTTATATAACTATAAATTTAGAACACCAAAAGCGCAATATAACCCTCATGAACTGTTGTTTCAAAAAGTGTCATTCGAACATTTTAACCCAAATCCGGACCCAAATATAGTTGGCGTGGGAATATTTAATAACAATACCAGAATACAGGTTCGTGATATGACCAATCAGACGTGTTAATCGGTTTTTCTCAAAGTAATCAGGGCTAAATTATTTGTGCTTAATTCATTTGTGCTAGTGTAGTCGCATTTATAATTAATTTTCTCCATCCAAGAATAGTTACCAGATGCGCAAGGGTTAGACCTAAATTTGCCAATGTAGTCATGACCATTTTTAGCCATTAAATGCCATTCGCCAACACAACTTATTATTATTTTTTGTTCTTTTGATTTTATTTGAAATTTTTGTAAAGTGCTTTCTTCGGTTATCCATGTTTCGAGCCAGACATCTCTATCCGTATTATTGTAAAAGTTAATTTCTTCGGTAACACTCATTTTAATTATAATACTTATTTTTGTATAAGTATTATATCATTTTTTTTTAAAATTTTATAAAATAAAAATATTATTTTCTTCTTTTATTTGTTCTTCTTTTATTAGTTTTTCTACCACCCTTTGAAGGGACAGCTGCCGTATTTGAAGGTGTTGCCGCGGTAGATTTCAACAAAGTTTTACCATAACTGAATAAATTTTTTGTCATATTTTTTGCTTTTTCTTGATTATTTTTATCTGTAATAAAATTTTTAGCAGATGTTAAACTTGTCTTTGCCATATTTGTTGCCTTTTCCTGATATTCTGGATTTTTTATGGTACTGTATATATCAGCCCAAAGTGCTTTAGGGTCCTTAACATATTTTTTACCTGTATCAATATTTTTATTGTCTGTAACAAAATCAGCAGCGGAATTAATACCCTTACGTGTATTTTCACTAACTACTTTAAATCCCTTAAGAAATTGTTTTTGTTTATCGGCATCCAATCCAGATTTTTTTAGTACAGTTTTTGCCCCAAAATCTGCAGCTTGTTGTGTTAAATAAGTGCCTGTTTTTACTCCTGTTTTCGCAACTTTTTTCGCAACAATCGAAAATGCACCATCATCACCTCCTTTTCTCTTTTTTAAAGAATGTTTCTGAATTCTAGATTTTCTTTTATATTTTCTGGTAGCCATTAAAATAACGCAATAAGTTATTTTTCTAAATAAACAAAAAATAAACAATAAATTTAGAAAATAAAGTATTGTGTTAAAATTGTTAATTTAAATTTAATGTATAAAAAGAATATTAGTAATATTTATGAGAAAGAAAACACAGAAAAGGTTAAAAAAATATAAGAAATCAAAACACAATAAATCAAAATATAATTTTAATAGTTTTAATGGTGGTAAAGATAATAAAGATAATAAACATAATAAAAGTGTAAAATTACAAAAAGTAAACTGCAGTCCAAAACCCAAAAATGAAATAAACGAATTTAGCTGTTATACTAATACATCACTATATAAACTAAAAGAATTATGGAACTCACGACATCCTGACGCAAAAATAACATCTAATTTGCCAAAAGAAATTCATGAACAAATAAGTAAACACTTAGCAAAAGCATGTAATAAAGAGTCGTGTTGGTTAAAGCAGAAATCAGATTTTGGCAATGTAAAAAATGAATTGGAAGATTCATTTGCCCCTGTTTCGCCGCCAGAATGGAAAAAGAATCCAAACGAGTGGCTGTCGAGCATAGATATTAATGATGTAATGAAACAGTACGAGAAAGCATACAAATGTTTTGATTTTATAGGACCTTCACCGATAGATTTTGACACAAGAAAAATGTATGGAGAATGTGTATGGGATGAGCTGTGTAATTTTAATTTAAAAGAACAAATAAAAAATAAGAAAACCAAAATAGGAATAATATTCAATACAGATCCGCATAATAAATCAGGGCAACATTGGATTTCAATGTTTATTAATATAAAAAAAAAGAAAATATTTTTCTTTGATAGCACAGGAGATAAACACCCGCCAGAAATAAAAAAATTAGTAGACAGAATTATAAAACAGGGCTTGAACATGCAGCAAAAAATCCATTTTAAGTTTGACAGCAATGAAGGTGTAGAACATCAATACGGAAATACAGAGTGTGGTATCTATTCGCTTTATTTTATAGTTCATATGTTGGAAGATAAAACAACAGAACATTATTTAAAGACACATATTTTAAAAGATGAATACATGAATAAATTCAGACATGTTTATTTTAATGAATCATTATAAGTTACACCGACCGAAAGAAAAGATTAAGGAATGAGATTTTAGATTTATTTTTTAATATGTTTTTGTCTCATTTTTCTTTTCGGTCGGTGTAATAAAGTTATAAAAGATATAATAATATAAAAATATAATAGCTATATTTTTATATGAGCGCATCTTATTTTTTAAATACAGAAAATATTAATACATTATGG